CTACAGGTAGCAGTGATGTTATTGTAGGTGATGCCGCAGACGCAGTTGCTATAGTACTCGGAGTAACTAATTTTAGTAGGCCAGAAGTAGAAGCACTTGACATATTAGCAGGCAGAGTTGTTGAAGAAGCTAACGGTGTTGACCCTGACCAAAATGAAGGAACAGAATATGGTGACGGTGGCATTGCAACAGTTGTTGGAGGTTCTGCTAACAGATATGCCAATGTAAGTCCTGTTAATAATGTTTCAGGACCAATTGATGCAAACAGTGCTGTAACTGAAACACCTAGTGATCAGCCTAGTAATGCTAACGGAGAGTATATACGATGGTTATCACACGTTGATTCAAGAGTAAAACCAGAAGTTGTTACTAATCTAGAAGGCGTATCGCAACAGGTAGGTTATCAGCTACAAGTAACTAGCGGATATCGTTCACCTGAATATAATGCAAATGTAGGCGGAGCAAAAAAAAGTCAACACATGCTAGGAAACGCAACAGATATTGTGCAAACTGGGTTGACAACACAACAGAGAAAAGATTTTATACAAGCGGCGATTGACAATGGGTTTACTGCTATTGGCGTTTATAATACTTTTACTCATATAGATATTCGCGGAGCAAAAGTTGCATGGGGAAGCAATGGTAGTAGGACCAGCCTTCCAAATTATCCTTGGGCGTTAGAAATACTTCGTGCAAACGGGTATCCTTATTAAAGGTAAATACAGTATGGCCACAGATTTATATAAACAAATTAAAGTAACAACAGCTAAACAAGCACAGCCTGCTATTGGCCAAAAAGCCTATAGGGGATTTAGCACAGTCAATCCGGGAAACAATTCCTTCCAACAATATGACATAGCAGTAATTAAACAAAATTTGCTTAATCATTTTAACATTAGGCAAGGTGAAAAATTATCTGATCCTAACTTTGGTTGTATTATTTGGGAGGCTTTATACGAGCCGTTGACAACCCAGCTTAAAGAAGCAATTACTGCAAACGTTACAAACATTATAAACTATGATCCAAGAACGATTGCTGACAATGTACTAGTATCAGAGTATGAATCGGGTCTTCAGATCGAGTGTACAGTTACATATTTAACATATAATATTAGCGAATCCTTGCAAATGCAGTTTGATAAAGATGCTGGATTAATATAGCCGAATTAACTACTAGCTTTATTGTTTTCAATAAATACTTGTAGAGATTAGATAAGGATAACCGATGTCATCAACCGACAGACAGAATAGACTGCTACTTGCAGAAGACTGGACAAAAGTCTACCAAAGTTTCCGAAATGCAGAGTTTCGTAGCTATGACTTTGACACATTAAGAAGATCAATGATCACATATCTAAGGAATAACTATCCTGAAGATTTTAACGATTATATTGACACATCAGAATATCTTGCACTAATTGATATGATTGCCTTCCTTGGGCAAAATATTAGTTATAGAGTTGACTTGAATGCAAGAGAAAACTTCTTAGAACTTGCAGAGCGTAGAGAATCAGTTCTCCGCATGGCACGCATGTTGTCTTATAATGCAAAGCGTAATCAAGCCGCTAACGGTCTTATTAAGTTTGAGACAGTAGCAACTACAGAAGAAATAATTGATAGTAACGGCATTAACTTATCTGACCAAACTATTATTTGGAACGACCCTAGCAACATAAATTGGACAGAACAGTTTAGACGGGTTCTTAATGCGGCCCTGCCTAGAAACAACACAGTTGGAAAACCAGCAAAGTCTCTACAAGTTGACGGAGTACTAACACAACAATATAGATTTAGATCTACTAATTCAGATGTTCCGGTCTTTGGTTTCGCAAAGGGCGTAAACGGACTTCAAACACAATTTGAAATAGTATCAACTGACGTTAATTCTAATACCTCCCAAATTAAGGAAGAGAATCCAGTACCTGGAAATAATTTAGCATTTCTTTATAGAGAAGATGGTAGAGGAACTAGCAGTGCAAACACAGGATACTTTTTACACTTTAGACAGGGTACAATGCAGTCTGCTAATTTTAATGTTAGCAACCCAACATCAAATCAAGTAATTGCAATCGACGCACAAGACATTAATAATTCTGATGTATGGTTATATCAACTTGACGAAAACGGTAATCCGGAAACTTTATGGACTCAAGTAGATGCAATTGAAGGTAATAATGCAATATACAACAGTGTAAATAAAAAAATTAGAAACTTTTATGTTGTGCAAACTAGAGCCAACGATCAGATTAGTTTAGTATTTGCTGATGGTACTTTTGGAAATATTCCAAATGGTAATTTTAGAGTATACTACAGACAAAGTGCTAACAGATCTATGAAGGTTGTTCCTAGTGAATTAACTAGTATTACATTTAGCTTTCCATATTTGGCTACTAGTGGAAAAACAGAAACTTTAACAGTTGGCGTAGAACTAAAACAAGCAGTTACTAACGCTACTAATAGTGAATCATCTTCTAGCATTAAGCAAAATGCACCACAAACATACTATACACAAAATAGAATGGTAACCGGTGAAGATTATAATATTGTTCCGTTAACAGCAAACCAAGAAATTATAAAAGTTAAATCGACAAATAGGGTTAGTAGCGGAATTAGTAGATATTTTGATCTCAAAGATGCTACAGGAAAATATTCAAGTACAAACTTGTTTGGCTCTGACGGCGTACTTTATAGAGAAAAATATGAAAGTAAAGCGTCATTTACTTTTTCAACTCAAACAGATATTGAAGGAACTATTGAAAATAAAATTCTTCCTACTATACAAAATAGAGCAATTAGCAATTATTACTTTGCAAACTATGCAAAGATTATTGTTAGTGATCTTAGTGCCACTTGGCAACAATCAACTAAGACAACCAATAGTTCATCAGGCCTATTAAATAATATCAGTAGTGTTCCGTATCAAATTGGAACATTTACTGGTGGCTCGTTAAAATATGTAGAAGCTGGCGCATTATTAAAGTTTGTTCCTCCTGTAGGATTTTACTTTGTTGATAATGGCAAGTTAACTAGTAATGCCAGTGCCAAAGGCGCAAGTGCATACAAGTGGGTTAGAGTTATTAGTACTGCCGGATCGGGTGCATCTGTTAATAGCACAACCGGTGAAGGGCCTATTGTCCTTAATGAAATACTTCCAGCTAACAGTGTACTTGAAGAAATTAAACCAAAACTAGTAAAAGATATTACCGCTGATGTAAGATCACAAATTATTGACCAAGTATTTGCTTATAAAACTTTTGGGTTACGCTACGACCAAGTTAATAGAATTTGGCGTGTTATCATTAACGAAAACTTAAATGTAAATGATGTGTTTAGTAATGGTAAAACTGGTGACGTAACTAATAACCAATTAGACTCAAGTTGGTTGGTATTATTCCAAACTAACGGAGAGACTTACACTGTTACTAACAGGGGATTGCGATATGTATTTGAAAGTGATAAAGAGCTATCATTTTACTTTGATGGGCAAAACAAAATCTATGACTCTTCAACAGGCCAACTAGTTAAAGATAAAATTGGTATTATGAATTTTAATACTAAGCCCGATGTATTGACAGCATTTAATAATGATGTTAATTGGGAAATTGTAAAAGAATTTAGAAACACAGACGGATATGTTAATAGTAAAAAAGTAGAAGTTAGTTTTTACGATTTAAATGATGACGGTAGTATTGACGACCCAGATGTATTTGACGTAGTAGTTGCTCCATTAACTAATACATCAACAAAATATATTTTCTTAAAGAAGGTAGAGTCAGATCAAGGATTTAGTAAGTATAATTTCTATAGCGACAGTAACTTAATTAATGTTGTATCTACTGAAACTGAGATTGGTGCATATAGTCAATATACATCAGGACAAGTATTTTATATTATAGATAGCAATAATTTCAAAGTGTTAAATAATAGTGTGCTAATAGTTACAGCAGACTATAAAGCACACATTGGAAGAAGTAATTTAAAGTTCCAGTACGTACACAGTGCCGATGAAGGAAATAGAATTGATCCTAGTGCAAGCAATATTATAGATGTATATATGTTAACTAAAACATATGATACTAATTTTAGAAAATATATTACAGGGTCTATTACTAATTCCCCGTTGCCTCCTAGTACAGATGAATTATATCAAAACTATGGCAGAACAATTAATCAATATAAGTCAATAAGTGATGAAGTAATTTATCACTCGGTTGAATATAAACCGTTATTTGGAACACACGCACAAGATAATTTGCAAGCAACATTTAAAATTGTAAAAAATAATGGTCAAGTAATCAATGATAATGAAATAAGAACACTTGTTATTACTGCAATTAATCAATTTTTTGCATTAGAAAATTGGGACTTCGGAGATACATTCCATTTTACAGAACTTGCAACGTATGTAATGAACCAAGTAGCACCGGATGTAGTTAATATTCTTCTTGTACCAAAACAAGCAACACAGGGGTTTGGTAGCTTGTATGAAGTTAAAGCAGAAAATAACGAAATCTTTATTAATGATGCAACTGTTGCTGATGTTGAAATTATTGACTCTGTAACAGCTTCTAGAATACAAGCATCAGGTAATATAATTACAGCTACTAACACAACAAACACAGGTATTAAAAGCCAAGCGTTAACTGTAACGTCTAGCACAAGCACTAGCACTTCAATAAGTTCAAGTGCATCAAACTCAAGCAGTGGAGGAAGTAGCTACTAATGGCACAAGATGAATCACCAATTCCGGTAAACGGAGAAAGCACAAACAGAAACACTGCTGACTTATTACCTAGGTACTTTAGAACAGTAGCTAATAAAAAGTTTCTAAGTAGCACCCTTGATCAAATGATGCAACCAGGTGTTGTTGAAAAGGTTGATGGGTTTATTGGTCGAAAAGATGCTAAAGCATTTAAAGCCGGTGACAATTACTTACAAGAAGTTAGTGATAACAGACAAAATTATCAATTAGAACCTGTTGCTACAATTACTAATAATTTGGGCAATACTACGTTTTATAGAGATTATAGAGATTTTACAAACAGTGCTAAAATTAGAAACACAGATAATAGCAATCACAGTTTGTTTAACTCTCAAGAATATTATTCTTGGGATCCACATGTTAACTTTGATAAGTTTGTAAACTTTAGAGAATACTATTGGTTACCAGCAGGACCTAATGAAGTTCCTGTTTACGGCGCCGCCAGGAATATTACTAGTACATATAATGTTAAGCGTCAAGACAATGTTGATAATAACAGTTATATTTTTAGTGATGAAAATATTGTAAACAATCCTACACTAACGTTGTATAGAGGACAGACTTATAAGTTTGACGTTAACACAGTAGATATGCCATTTAGCATTAGAACTACTAGAGATAACGAAGATACTACTAATTTGTATACTACTGGAATTAACAAAAATAATATTGAAAAAGGTGTTATTACTTGGACAGTTAATTTAGAGTCTCCTGAATACCTATACTATGTTAATGGCAATGACATCGAAGCTTCGGGACTCATTGTTATTAAAGATATTAGAGACAATACCGAATTAGACGTTGCCTCAGCAATAATTGGCAAAAAAACTTATACTATGCAAAATGGTTATGCATTAACTAATGGCATGAAAATAAAGTTTTACGGAAAAATTACTCCTGAACAGTACGGTAAAGGTTCTTGGTATGTTGAAGGTGTTGGCGATTCAATACAACTTATTTCAGAAGAAGATCTTGTTATTACCGCAGACTACTTAACTGATGTATCAACTGAGTTTGATAATCAAGGATTTGCGGCATTACCGTTTGACGATGCAACATCATATGCTATACTAAAAGATTATATTGTTATTAACAGAGCATCTAAGGATAGGAACCAATGGTCAAGATATAACAAGTGGACACATAGAAGCGTAATTGAAAATATTGCAACTATTAATAGTGTGCCGGTTGTATTAGATCAGAATTATAGAGCTACACGGCCTATTGTTGAATTTGACGCAGGACTAAAGCTATTCAACTTCGGTACTGAAGCAAAAACCGCAGTAGACTTAATTGATACTGTTACTAAAGATGTATTTTCAGATATTGAAGGACAAGCAGGTTACTTTGTAGACGGAATTGAATTAGTTACTGGAATGCGTGTATTGTTTACTGCTGATCCAGATTCGTTTGTATCAGGCAAGATCTATCAAGTATCGTTTATTAGTCAAAATGGCAACACGCAAATTTCTCTTAAAGAAACTACTGACACTACTCCATTACAAGACGAAACAGTATTATCTAAGTCTGGAGTAAAATACAAAGGTAAGATTTTTTATTACACCGGAACAACTTGGAAACAAGCACAAAACAAGACAAAAGTTAACCAACAACCGTTGTTTGATTTATATAACGATGAAGGAACACAATTATCTGCATTAGAATCTAGTAGTTTTGTAGGTAATAAAATCTTTAGTTATAAAGTTGGCTTAGGAGCAGATGATACCGAGCTAGGATTTCCACTATCGTACAGAACTATCCAAAACAGCGGAGATATTGTTTTTGATTTTAATCTATTATCAGATACATATCGATATGATGAATTAGCAGAAGTTTATACAGTTAGTACTGATACTGCACTATTAAAGAAATATTCTAATAGAACTACATTTGTAAATCAATCAGCATGGACAACGGCTCCTGCTAAATCTCAGCAATTAGTTGTTACCCAACAAGTTGTAACTAATGAAAGAACTAATAACTTTATTGTTGATGTTTATAATAGAAGCGGCGACTTAAATGATTTAGTAGTTAAAGTTTACGTAGATAATGTTAGAAAAAGAGACGGTGTTGATTATACTATTAATAGAGTTAATGGTTATGCATATGTTACTTTTAATACTAATTTAGTTTTAAATAATAGTTTAGTTATTAAAACAAGTTCAAGTGCGGCAAAAACTAGTAATGGATATTACGAGTTTCCAATAAACTTTGAAAAAAATCCGCAAAACGAAAATGTAACTACTTTTACATTAGGCGAAGTATTAGATCACGTAGATAGTATTGTTGATAATGTTGACGGATTTGTAGGAACGTATCCGGGAGTGAGCAACTTACGGGACTTGGGCAAAGTAGCACCGTTTGGCTTAAAGTTTGTTCAGCATAGTGGACCAATTAACCTTGCATTATATAACTTGACAGACAAGGACTACGATGCAATTGAAGCTATGAAGTATTCCGGTATTGAATACATCAAATTTAAAAGAGAATTTTTAAGAGTAGCTAATGATCTTGGTGTTGATAGTACTGATAAATTGCATGTAGATAGCGTGTTAATCACACTTAATGAAACTAAAACAAATGATGATCCTTTTTACTTTAGTGATATGATACCACACGGTGGTGATTCTAAGGTTTCGCATATTATTGAAGATCAGTCACAAACAATATTTTCATTAGCCCGTGGTGTTGACTTTACAAAATTATCACAATTAGCAGTACTTGCATATCTAAACGAAACACAACTTGTGTTAAACAAAGATTACACAGTTAGTAGTAGTGGATTTTTAACATTAGTTAATGCACCAACAGCAGGCGACATTTTAGATGTATACGAATTCCTCTCAACTGATGGTTGTTGGGTTCCGCCTACTCCAACTAAACTAGGTCTTTATCCTAAGTTTACTCCAGAAATATATTTAGACGACACGTACATTAGTGAATCAACTGATGTAACTGGCCCTTACAAAATCTATGCTAGAGACGAAACAACAACATTGTCATACAAAGGTAAGGTTGGTTGGTTCTATCCATTATTTACTGATGAAGTATCGGCTCAACAAGAAGACCTTAGGAATAACGGAACAGGATTAGCGCACACCCATGTATTTGCTGGGACTAACACAGTATTTTATATGCCTAGTAGTAATATGAATCATGCTACTAACGATTCGCAATCTTATATTGAATATCCAAATGCTCAGGCAGTGTTACAAGGACACGACGGATCAATATGGAAATGCTTTGGCGACTTTAGAGACAGATTATTATTAGACTTAGAAAAAAGAATCTACAATAACTTAAAACTTCCATACAATGAAAGTATTGTTGACATTGCAGATTTTGTTGAAAGTCAAAATAGAAAAACTGGCTTTACTAGAAAGAAGATTTCAAAAACAATGATTTCTGATTTTAACAGATGGTTAGAAACAGTTGGCACTCCTGATTATGTTACTAACACATATTATAAAGCTGGCAACGGATTTACATACTATTATGGTAAAGCAGGTAACTTTGCTAACGAACCACTAAGCGGATTTTGGAGGTCTATATATAAAGATCTTTATAATACAGATAGACCACACAGTCATCCTTGGGAAGTATTAGGCCTAAAAGAAAAGCCAACTTGGTTTGAATCAGTATACGGATCAGCACCGTATTCTAGTAATAACCTTATCCTTTGGGAAGACTTAGCAAATGGTATTGTTCGTGAACCTAATAAAAAAGTAACATATCGAAATAAATTTAAAAATGCACAAATGTATAACTATATTCCTGTAGATGAAAGCGGAAATTTATTACCGCCTAGTCAGACAGGTTATGCACAAGGCGGCATAGATAGCACATATGATTCTGAGTTTACGTTTGGTGACGAAGCACCGGTTGAATCAGCTTGGCGTAAAAGTTCACATTATCCGTTCTCGTTAATGACAGCCTGGGCATTGAATCAACCTGCACAATTTTTTGGTCTAGCATTTGACAGAAGTAGAATTGTTCGTAACAGTGCAGAGCAACTAGTATATGAAGACACTAGCAAGCGTATTGAATTAATTAACTTGCAATTCCCAAATGGCGTAACAGATAGTAACAGAGTACTTACAGCAGGTATTGTAAACTATGTACAAGGATATCTTGCTTCTAATCAAACACTTAGATTTACAGAGTACAAAACAAACCTTACTAATATTGAAAATAAGTTAGCATCTAAAATTGGTGGATTTACACAAAAGTCTAAATTTAGATTAATACTTGATGCAAGAACTCCTACTAATGAAGGGAACGTTTTTGTTCCAGAAGAAAACTATCGTATACATTTAACAAAAAGTATTCCATTAGATGTTTACTCGTACAGTGGAATGATTGTTGAAATCACACCATCAGGATACATTGTCAAAGGCTATGATAAAGATAGTCCAATTTTTAAGTACTATCCACCTAGAGCAAAAAGCAATGATCCAGTAATTACGATCGGTGGCATAAGTGAAAACTTCTTAATATATACTGCTGGCAAACGATATGAAACTGGACAAATTGTTGAATCTGGTGATAGCTATTTCCGTGTAAAAGTATCACACACCGCCGGCGATGCATTTGATGCGGGCAATTTCCAACAGCTTGCCGAACTACCAATTGAAGGTGGAGCATCTGCTAGAATTTCAGATACATATACAGATACACTTAGCGAAGTACAATACGGAACTTTGTATCGTGACAAGCAAGATGTTGTAGATCTTATGATGGGGTATCAAAAATACCTTACTAGCGTAGGCTTTAAATTTGACAACTACAACCAAACTATTCAAGAAATTGAAAACTGGAGACTAAGTGCTAAAGAATTCTTATTCTGGACAACACAGAATTGGGAAACCGGTACAATTTTAACAGTTAGTCCGAGTGCAAATACAATAGCGTTTGGAAAACCTTATACAGTAGTAGACGACATTTATGATAATTTTTATGATTATAGTTTGTTAAAAGCAGACGGCAAGCGTTTGCTTTCTGACTTTGCAACTACTGAAAGAGATAATACTAATGAATTTGGGCTTCGTGTAAAGAATACGCAAGACGGAGTTTACCATCTTAAAATTCCAGTAATACAAAATGAACACGTAGTTATTATTGATAACAGCACAGTGTTTGGTGACGTAATATATAACAGAGCACAAGGTTATAGACAAGAAAGAATTAAAGTTAAAGGATACCGATCTGATGAATGGAACGGTTCTTATAACATTCCAGGATTTATATTTGATGATGCAGTAGTTACTGAATGGCTTGCTTGGAAAGATTATTCAATTGGCTCACTAGTAAAATATAAACAGTACTACTATGTTGCATCAGTTAATATTGTAGGTTCAAGGACGTTTAATGACAGTGAGTTTTTAATATTACCTAAAAAGCCAGAACAAGGATTATTGCCAAACCTCGACTACAAGGCTAAGCAATTTGCAGACTTCTTTGATCTAGATAGTGATAATTTTGACATTGAACAACAGCGTTTAGCACAACACACAATCGGATATCAAAAACGTAAGTACCTTGAAAATATTATTACAGATGATGTAAGTCAGTTTAAATTTTATCAAGGAGCAATTCAAGATAAGGGTACTAAAAATGTTCTTACTAAATTGTTTGATAAACTTGGAAGCGCAAGTAAAGACAGCTTAGAGTTTTATGAAGAATGGGCAATCCGTGCAGGACGTTACGGTGCAACTGACGGTAACGATCAATTTGATATATTACTTAACGAAGCAACGTATAGACAAGAACCTCAATTAGTTGAATTAGTTGATGTAGTTGATCCACAAGACACAAGTTTAATTTATAGATTAGACCGTAATAACATTTACGTTAAATCTAAAGATTATACGCATACACCGTTTCCGACTAAGTTCTTTAATGATGATAATAGTTACACACAAACAGCAGGATACGTTAATCCTTCTGATGTTGCGTTATCTCTACTTAACTACGACGATATACTAACACAAGATCCGGTGTCTGTAGGCACATATATTTGGACAGCTAAAGACAAAAGCGGTCTAAGTTGGTCAGTATATAAGTCAGAAAAAACTGATTACAAAATTACTGAAGTAACAGAGAGTCAGGAAGATGTATTTACAATCACAGTAACCGGAGTAGCTAACTTTGAAGCTGGAGAAATTATTAGCATTAGTAATGTTGATGCCGACACAGACGGGTTTTATAAAGTTATAAGTGCTTCTCTTAATGTAGTTAGGCTTGCTTCTACAACAGATGTAGTAGCGTCAAGCAGTACTAGCGGATACGTAATAAAATTTGTTCCAGCTAGATTACCTACACTTGCAACAGCAAACGAAAGTATTAAGGCAGACAGAAATACACAGTTTTCTTTAACAGGCAACACTAGTGCAACAAGTACTCTTTGGGTAGACGATGATGATACTGGCAGATGGACTGTTTTACAAAACAAACAAGTATATGAATTAAAGTCGGATATTATTAATACTTCTTTAGGTTTAAACTTTGATTCTAGTGAGAAAGACTTCGGTAGCGCAGTTAGTGTAACTAAAAATAATAATCGCATTGCTATTACATCTCCTAAGGATTTAAACGGTAGTGTTTATATCTTCCAAAGGCCTAGTGACAATACTGACTTTGGCTTTTTACAACAAATTGACGAACAGACATTATTGTTTGATTCAAACGGCGGCTTTGGACAAAGTGTTGCACTAAGCCCAGATGGCAAATACTTAGCTATTGGTTCACCGCATGCTTCAAACACCAAGAGTAAACTAAAAGGCGACTATGCTAATACACTATCTTATGTTGCAGGCGACATTGTACTTTACTCCTCGCAACTTTGGAAAGCTGATAGAAATGTTGATGCTGATGCACTACAGGTGTTTAGTAATACTGCATCAGGACAGCAAAGTATAGTAAATGATTATGATACTAACAGTCAAAGTTATCCTACTGTTGAGTTTATGGCCCGGGGTGATTATGCTCTTGGTACTACTGAAGCAACTGACCACATTTTAATCAGGGCTGAAAAAGAACAATTTGAAGGCACCAAAGCCGGCGACATTTTAACGCTGAAATGGAATAATTATATAACATCTGCACAAGCGGGAACGGCTCCGTTTAATGGCGATACTACACTCACACAAGCATTTATTGAAGGCCAACACACTATTGTTAGTAAAGTACAAAATATTGCATATATTCAAAGTGCGTTATCAATACCAGATGTTGGATCTGAAATAACAACTGCTACTTGTAGAGCAACAATAGCGTACAGAAAGTTTAATGACGAAAATCAAATGACTGTTTATGTTAATAACGTAAATGGAGTATTTGAAGCTACTGGATCAATTTACTCTAATGGTATTCTAGTTGGAGCATATGAAACTGTATTACCGATCACAGACGATTATTATACAGGATGGTGGAAAGTAGATGTAGGAAGTTCATTCACAACTAGTAATTTAACAGATACAAATCCTAATCTTGTAGTATCAAATATTACACTACAAAATAACGTAGTTAATAATCCGTACTTTAGTAACATACTTGATACTAAACAATTACAAAGTTCTGCAACTCCAACAGCCGCTTCTTATGTTGGCATACTATCACATACCCAAGGACAGAGTGATGTACAAGTTGTTGATTCAAAATGGTTTGTTAGAACTCCGTTAGCACATGGCAACAGTCTCAATGTTAATGATAAAGTTAGCATGTGGTTAAATGAAATTAGAGTTAATGGATTAGTACAAGATCCGTCAGCACTTGGATTAACTTTTACAGGAATTAATAAAGAGCAAACTATTGTAGATATTTGGAACGGTTGGACTGAAGTTAGATTAACTAACTTTGATCTAAATGGTGATCCGTTTATCCCAACAGTCGGAGCAATAGTAACAGACTCTGCATCAGGTAATACGGCAACTGTTGCATATGTTGAAAGATCATTTAGTACAGTTAGGCTTTTCTTAAAAGATAAAAGCGGCCCTTGGGCACTAGGATCAGACTTTAGTGCAAATTCAAATGTATCGTTTATTGAAAATGATTCAACAGTAAGAATTATTGGCCCAGTGAGTAATACGCATTTAGAAAATACCATCTCAGGTCCGTTAATAATATTTGATACAGGTGTTAATATTCCTATTGTAGCGTCTGGCACTAACTATCTTAGAGATTTGGAATATTGGCTATATTCAGATACTGTAATTCAGGGTATTAATGCAACTGCTACTCCGCCATCTAGTATTAACTTAGATTGGGAAAGAGTTTACAACTTACCTCTTGCAACAAACGGATATGAAACTAACTTAACTGAGCAAGGTACATTTGCTGTTTATGAACTTAAAGGTAGTGATTATAAACTTATAAATTATTACACAGTACCAAATAGTGCTGACTTTAGAAAGCTAGGAACAAAGTTAAAATTTGTACAGCCTACTAATAGTAGTTATAAATTGTTTATTCATGCTGAAGGCAATGGAACCGAAGGTAATCAAGGTAGGATTTACTTTGTAAATAAAAATGCTACAGAAAATTGGGCATTGTCAGTACAAGCAAATTATCGAGGTGATTTTTCACAGGTATCGACTTATTATGAAAATGAATATGTAAGAGTTGGCGACACTGTATATAAAGCAACTACTAACTTAATTCCAGGAGTGTTTAATGTAAGTCAGTGGACTGCACAAACTTCCGGTGTTGATTTATTAGGGTATGTACCAAACGACACAAACTTTTCATTAGTTGAAAGTACACTAGAGCAAGCAAACTTAGAAGCATTTGGTACTGATTTTGATGTTAGTTTAGACGGAAGTGTAATGATTTCAAATTCAATGTATACAAGTGTATATGAAATTGAATCAGGAGATACAGTACTAGGACTAGATAGTAGTATTACAAATAGAAAAGTTGTAGTTTACAGACTAAACAATGCGAGCTTTGAGTATTCACAAATACTAGAACCGTTTAACATAACTGAAGACTTTGGATCAACGATTGCAGTGTCAAATGACGGCACTAAGATCGCAGTTGGTGCTCCATTAAACAGTGACTTAGTAGACGGAGGCGGCTGTGTATATTTGTATGTACAATCAGGCAACACTTATGTTTACTCACAAACACTTCGTCCGGTAGATACTAGTAATAATACACAGTTTGGATCTAAACTTGATTTTGACGGTAGTACATTAGCAGTTACATCACGTGGCGGCGACAACATTACAGCAACTACATTCGATACTGATACTACTTCGTTAGATAATGGATCAACTGAATTTACTGTGGTAGACGCAGGTAGTGGTGTAATAAGTATATATGAAATTATAAACAATACATTATTGTACAGTCAGGACTTTGCATACAACCTTGACACACAAGATTTTGGCAACAGGCTAACAGTAAATAATAATCACATTTACGTTGGATTGCCAAAGCAACAAGTACCTAACAGTAGTATTTTAGATAAAGGATTAGTTGCAGAATATCGCAAGCCAATAGCTTCAACATCTTGGAAAACTTTAAGATCTCCTGTAATTCCAGCTGATACTTCTAAGTTTAAAGGCGTACACTTATACGATAAAACAACTAATCAGCTAGTAACATACCTTGATTATATTGATCCAATCCAAGGAAAAATTGCTGGCCCTGCAGAACAAGAAATTAGCTTCAAAACTAGTTATGATCCGGCATCGTATAACACAGCGTTAACAGCATCTGGATTAACTGCAAGAGAATTAGATTACACATCAGACAAATGGGTTGGAAAACTTTGGTGGGATATTGATAGTGCTAAATTTATTAATCATCATCAAGGAGATATTACAGAATCCTCTGCTAATTTTAATAAGTTATTTCCAAATACACAAATTGACGTTTATGAATGGATTGAAAGCACATTATTACCGAGTGAATGGGATGGACAAGCTGATACCGAAGCAGGTATTGCAAAGAACATAAGCGGAACTACCAAGTATAGTGACAATGCATATAGTACTCGTAGAAGATACGACAGTGCAACACAGATCTTTACTACTTACTATTATTATTGGGTTAGAGCTAAAGCTACGCTACCTGAAATTGAAAATAGAGTAGTTACTTGTGCTGATGTAATTAGATATATTACTGACCCTGCATCAATGAATTACAAATTTGTTGCTATATTAGGTAATAATAAGTTTGCAATTCATAATTGCGAATCGTTTATTGAAAATACAAATACTGCAATTAGCTTTAACTGGTGGACTATTGAAAACCAACAGCAACCTACACATATTCAATATCAGCTAGTTAGTGATGGCCATGTAACAAGTGTGCCTAATATTGGAATTGAAGAAAAATGGTTTGATAGTTTAGTAGGTCTTGATAAAAATGATAGACCAGTTCCGGATATTAATCTTTCAGTTAAAGAAAAATACGGAGCACTAAACGAACCTAGGCAGAGTTGGTTTATTAATAAAACTGAAGCAAGAAAACAATTTATAGAACGTGCTAACAATGTATTAAGTAAGAACTTAGTAGTTGATGACTTTGATTTATCTAAACTAACACAGTTTGATCCACAGCCTACAATAGTTACAGGTAAATTTGATACAACGGCTGACAGTTATGCAGAAATTGGATTTGTTAGTATTGCTAAAGTAAAACCAGCAGTATTAACACTTGAAGTTGAAAACGGTTCTGTTGTTAATGTACAAATAGTTGATGGCGGACAAGGATATATTACTTCTCCTACATATAAAATTATTAGTAAAGAAGGCACAGGAGCAGAATTAGAATTTACGTTAGATGTTAACGGAACAATTTCAGCAGTTAATATTATTACCGCTGGTGAAAATTATACTTCTACTTTATCAATAACAGTTAGGCGTTTCTCAGTACTAGTTAAAAATGACGAAAGTGTTGGGGGTAAATGGAGTGTTTATCAGTGGAACGGTAATGAGTACATTAGGACATTAACTCAGAGTTATGATGTTAACTTATATTGGAACTACAAAGATTGGTATGCTACAACTTATAATCAATTTACATTTATAAATCATACAGTTGACTCAAGTTATCAAATATATGGGCTAGATGATGCTATTGGCGATGTTGTAAAAATTAACAGTGTCGGTACAGGCGGTTGGTTACTACTAAAGAAAGTAGACGACCGAGACACTGCTGACTATTCAGTTAACTACAATACTGTTGGTAGAGAAAACGGAACTATAGAATTTAAAAATTCATTGTATGATGTTACTAGTGCTAGTATTGCATACGACGGCGCAAGTTTTGATAAGTTATTTTATGATACGGAGCCAAATACTGAGTTTAGAAAAATATTAAGTATTCTAAAAAATAATATACTTGTTGATAACTTAGCAATTCACTGGAACGAATTATTTTTTGCAAGTTTAAGATACGTGTTTAGTGAACAGCCAAATGTTGACTGGGCGTTTAAAACTAGTTTTGTAACAGCTAAACACAACGTTGGAGAATTAGCACAGAAAATTACATTCCAAAACGATAGCTTGCCAAGTTACCAAAACTATGTAGAAGAAATGAAACCTTATAAGACTAAGATAAGAGAATATTTAAGTTCTTATGAAAAAACAGATCCAGCAAATAATACTATTACTGATTTTGATCTTACGCCATATTATGACGAACAAGCAGGAAAGATTATTCCACAAAGCGTTCAAATTATTGACGGGAAAGTAGTGTCAGGATTGTCTGACATTGCTAATTATCCTAGCAAACATTGGTTAGACAATGCTGGCTTCCAGTTAACGTCAATAAGTATTGCAGATTCAGGTAGTGGCTATACTGATCCACCAAAACTTGTTATTAGCGGCGGCGGCGGCACTGGAGCAACAGCACAAGCATATATTGGTAATCAAAAAGTTACTAGTGTAACAGTTACAAATTTAGGAAGCGGGTACTTGACAGCGCCGACTATTGAAGTAATAGGATCATTAACTGACGGTGGCACTGTAGCTAGGTTAAGTCCAATACTTGGCGAAGGTAAAGCAAGGTCCGCACATATTAGATGTAAGTTTGACAGAGTATCTGGAACATATCTATTCCAGACATTACTAGAAACACAAACATTTACATCAGTACTTGATCAACAGAACTTTAATTTAAAATGGCCAATGCAGTTAAAGTCTACACAAATTACAGTTACAGTTGATGGACTAGAATCTCTAAGAAGTGAGTATACATTTAGTAATATTAAAGACGTTACTAAAGGATATACAAGAAGTGCCGGGCGTATTGCATTTACTACACCGTTAAAATTAGGGCAAGTGGTAGTTATTACATATAACAAAGCTCCAGAGTTACTACAAGCACAAGATAGAATTAATTTGTATTATAACCCAATTACGGGGATGTACGGAAATGACCTTTCGCAACTAATAGACGGCGTTGACTATGGCGGCGTTGAAGTATCTAGCTTTGATTTTGGAACAGGGTCGGGTTGGGATTCAGATGAATGGTTTACTACAACATATGACACATTTGATACAACGTTTGAAGATGAAATATTCCAACTAGGCGATGACAGTACAAGAGTACTAAACTTTGGTGCTCCGCTAGAAACAGGTATAGTTTATAATGTTTATAAAAATGGCGTAAGACTTGACGATCCAAACTTTGGATTAGCTAGCCAAACAAACACCAATGCAGTTATTACTAGTATTACTGGCGCAAGCCAAACTGGTGTTGCATTATTTGATGATGGTGCTGAGTTAGCATCTGATATAATTGTATTTGATGAAGACATTATTAATACTGGCTCCGGAGATATTCTTGTATTTAGAAAAGCTACGTCAGATGGCGCATTCCTTCCAGACCCAAGATCATACGATACTGTGTTAAGCGGCGGCGATATGCAGTTTAGTACAGCTAAAGGATTTAACCCAGAAGAAATAATTATCGACGGTGACGGATTTGTTACTCCTACTACAAGTGGCGGACCTGAAGAGCAAGTTCCGGGACAAGTACAAGATTCAGTTGATATCAAAGTATTCCACAGACCAAAAGAAGGCGGCAGTATACTATCAAGTAATTCTTATAGAACTGATGGTATTGAAACTGTATTTAGGTTCGGCATAATTCCACAAAACAAACATGGATTGTTTGTACGCATTGGGGATGCAATACAAGCTCAATCTAGCTATACTGTAAACTATAAGAATAAAACTATTTCTTTTAATAGTGTTGTAAGTGCTAACCAAGATGTTAACATTATGTCAATTAGTGGAAACGGAAAAAATGTACTTGATCAAGGCGAATTTACAGGTGATGGATGTACACTAGCTTATGTAACTAAAGTTCATTACACTAAGACATTAGATTATTATGTAACAGTTGACGGAGAAACCGTTGAAACAATAATGACATCATCGGGTGATAGTACTGAAAAAGATCCAAAGGCAATGTTTATATTTGGTAAAGCACCAGCAGACAATAGTGTTATTAACTTTGCAGTATACAGTTCAGTTGATTCTTTCAGTAAAATTGAAACAACTGAATTTACAGGTGACGGTAGTACAGCGGCATTTACACTAGCTAAGATTCCGTATAGTGATAAGCCTAACAGTCACAATGTAATTGTTAAACAAGGAAACAAAATTTTAAACCCAGGATATAATCAGCAGTTTGATGTTACAACATCTGCAAGAGAGTATTTCTTAGAGATGTGGCAAATACCAATTGGTAGTTTTGATAACAGCGATATACTTGTATTACTTAACGGCAAAGAGCTTGTTATTGCAGTTGAGTACAACTTACGCCCGGCGAATAGTAGTATAATACTTGAGCCAGGAATCGGCAAAGACGGTGATATATTAGAAGTATATGTACGTAGTGATGGTGAATATGCATTTGGTAGTATACAAGTTATTGATAATCAAGACACTTGGGTTGATAGCGGAGCACAGCTACAGTTAATAACTGCACCCAGCATAGGTGAGAAGCTAACAGTTTATACATTTAATGATCATGCTAGTATGAACTTTGAAAGACAGAATTTTGATGTTGTTTCAAGATCAACATTAAGTGTTGGATCAGAAGATCATATACAGTTTAACCATATTAAAGCTGGCCTAGTTAAATTACGCTATCCGGCTATTGATGCACAGTACGTTTGGCTAACTATTAATGGCGTATTAAAAACTCCAAGTGTTGATTATAGACTTACAGATGATAAACTTTTCTTAAAGTACAACGGATCATTTGCAGATGCTGACGTTGTTGAGGTTTTACAATTCAGTGCCCAAGGCGAGCTACAACCTAAGTTTGGTTTTAGCCAGTTTAAGGATATTTTAAATAGAAATATTTATAAACGCTTAGGAGATATTGCACCAATTAAACTAGCACAACCTCTTAGTACGTTTGATAAAGAAATTTACTTAGATGATGCAAGTAATATTGGTACTCCGGATAAAAATAGTAAAATACCAGGAATTTTGTTTATTAACGGCGAGCGTATTGAGTATCTAGTTAAGCAAGGCAATGTTCTTAGACAAATACAGCGTGGAACATTGGGAACTGGAGCACCAACAGTACACGAAGCAGGTAGCGATGTATACAATCAAGGACAGATGCAAACAGCACCTTATATGGACGAAACTATCATTAATGAACAAATTGGAGATAATTCTACAACAGTATTTGAATTAGCGTTTACTCCAAACTCAGTTAATGAATTTGAAGTATTTGTTGCAGGTAAACGTTTGCGTAAAACTGCTATTAGTGTGTTTAATCCGCTATTGGATCAAGATAGTCCAGAAGCTGATGAAACTGTACCAGCAGAGTTTAGCGTAGACGGAACCACACCATTTTTAACACTTTTAAACACTCCTGCAAATAATGCAAAGATTCAAATTGTTAGAAGACAAGGAAAACGCTGGACAGAGCCTGGTATTTCACTAAATGATGCAGAAAGTTTAGTAGCACGGTTCTTTAAGGCAGAAAAGGTAGAGCTTCCCAAATAAATACAGTATAGGAAAAAGGTAATGATGGATAACATAAAAGAAGAAAACGGAGTTATGCTCCAAGGACACATTAAGATTTCTAACCCAGAAACGGGCGAAGTTATTGTGGATAAACGTAATGCAATCCATTACGAGAATATGAGTATATCACTTGCTGAAAGTTTAGCTAATGCTGGACAGGGTACTATCTACCAAATGGCATTTGGTAATGGTGGTACGAGCATTGACCCAACAGGGATCATAACGTACCTTACTCCAAACAGCACAGGGACAAATGCTAGTCTTTATAATCAAACATTTATTAAAGTAGTTGATGATAGAAGCGTTAATAATACAGACCCTGCAAGAAATAAGATTGAAACAAGGCATGTAAGCGGAACAAATTACACAGATATTGTAGTAAGTTGTTTACTTGATTACGGTGAGCCTAGTGGACAAGATGCTATTGATAACGCAACCAATGCTGATAGCTTGTATGTGTTTGATGAGTTGGGACTAGTTAGTTACCTTCCATCAGGACAAGGCAGATTGTTAACACATGTAATTTTCCACCCAGTACAAAAGAGTTTGAATAGACTTATTCAAATTGACTATACTGTACGTGTACAAAGTTTATCGGGGTTTAACGAATAATGGCATATACAATTAACTACTCAGACAGTAACAAAGGTATTATTTCAATTGAAGATAGTACAATTAATCAGCAAACCAGTCTAGATATTCCTGGACGTAACACTACTAGTTATGGGTCAGTTATTGCCGAGAACTTCTTAAAACAATTAGAAAACTTTGCTAATACTACAGCGCCTAGAAATCCAATTCAAGGCCAACTATGGTATGATAGTTCAACTGGTGTTGATACACTTAAACTGTACGATGGCACAGTTTGGAGTAATGCTAGTGGGCTTAAAAAGGGAAGTACTGCACCTGACGTAGCAAATGCACTAACAGGCGATCTTTGGTCAGATACAGACAACAATCAGTTATATATTTTTACAGGTAGTGGCTGGACATTAGTTGGACCAGAATATAGTGATGGTCTTTTAACTGGGGCAAAGCCAGTTGTTATAACAGGTAAAGATGAAGTACTTTATACTATATTACAACTTGAAGTTTCAGGTTCTCCGTTAGCAATTTATTCTACAAGAACCTTCCAGCCAAAAAGTACAATCGCAGGATTTACAATAATTCAACCAGGACTGAATCTTTCAACAGCTAACATCAGCGGCGACGGAGTTAGTAAGTATCTGGGCACTAGTGAAAAAGCAGAAAACTTAATTGTATCCGGAGCAAGTGTTGCGGCAAGTAATTTCTTACGTGGAGACGTTGCAAGTACATCAACACAGAAATTAACAATTAGTAACAACTCGGGAATACAAGTTGGGCAAGATGCTATTGTTACTTTAGACGTTCAAGGAACTTCGGGAGTTGTTACTAACTTAACATCGGGTGCTCCAATTGACTTTAAAGTTAACAACTTAGGTGTACAAAAAAATGTTATTAGAATTGACTCGACTGAAAAAGTTGGAATTAACACACTAAGCCCAGCTGAAGCATTAGACGTAGCAGGATCAATTCAAACAAGTGCAAACTTAATTGTACAGGGTACAACAGATAGTTCTAGTATTGGTACAGGTGCTGTTAAAATTAACGGCGGTGTAGGCATTGCGAAAAAGCTATTTGTCGGAACAGATTTTAGTGTTGCAGGGTCAACCACCAGTGGAGCAATTACTCCTATATCAACACAGAGTTATGCACTAGGTAGCACAACAAAACGTTGGTCAACTGTACATGCAGTTGAATTTAGAGGTAACTTAATTGGTAACATTACTGGTACAGTTACAGGTGGTGCGGCAAATGCTAACAAACTTACAAGCGCAAGTACATTTGAGCTTTCAGGTGATGTGAGTTCTAATCAAATTACTTTTGACGGCCAAATAGGCGGCACAACAAAAACATTTACAACATCAATTAGTAATACATTTATTGCTAACAAAACATTAGCTACAGTACCAAACACAGACGATGAAATTATTATTAACAGAATTTCAGGTGATGATACTGGAGTATTTAAGATATCACAAGCCGCACTGGTAAGTAGTGTACCTACAATACCAGTTGGTTCGTTAATGCCATTTGGCGGCATTAACACTCCGGATGGATGGTTAGTGTGCGATGGATCAGAAGTTAGAATTTCTGACTATTTAACGTTGTATAACAGTATACAATACCAATTTAAAGACCAAAGTCAAGTATCATCGGGATTCTTTGGACTTCCGGACTTTAGAGGTAGATTTGCACTTGGTGCTGATAACTTAGGCGGCGCTAGTGCAAACAGAGTTTCAGATGCTAACGCTGATACAGTAGGTCTTGGATCTGGTGTTGAAAGTAGAGTAATTGATGTTAAAAACTTACCAGAACACGAGCATGATTTAAGATCACCAAAAGGTGCCCAGTTTTATGTAATGCTTGACGATAGTGGTACACAGCAAGATGCTGACACATTACCGTATGATGCACCCACTGGTTCGCAAGCTGGACAAGCTCGTACATCATCAGGTGGTGTGTTAAACAGGCGAAACATTACTTATAATGCAGTTACGGGACTTGAAGAATACGAAACATTTGATGTTACGGAACTTGGAACACCATATAACGTGATGAACCCATTCTTAACAGTAAGTTACATTATCTATACAGGAGTTGGGGGCTAAAACATGGCATATCAGATTAATAAAACAAGCGGTGCATTACTAGTTAATCTCGCAGACGGACAGGTTGATGTAGCAAGTACTGACATTACATTGATTGGTAAAAACTATACAGGATTTGGCGAAGCAATAAATGAAAACTTTGTTTCAATGCTTGAAAACTTTGCAAATACATCAGCACCAACTACTCCATTGGCAGGACAAATTTGGTGGGATACTTCCTCATCAAGACTTAAAGTTTATACAGGAGCAAACTGGACAACAGGCGGTGGCCCCTTAGTAGGATCAACTCAACCACCTATGGTTGCAGGCGACCTTTGGATTAACAATGAACAGAACCAACTATACTTCTTTGACGGTACAGACTTGGGATTAGCAGGTCCTATCTACAATGTATTCCAAGGCCAATCTGGACCAGAAGTTATTACTGTTCTCGATAATACAGGAACAAGTAGAACTATTGTCAAGTATTGGGTCGGCGGAACATTTGTTGGCTTATGGAGCAAAATTGAATTTACTCCCCAAAGTATTGACACTATTCCAGGATACACAGGAACGGTTGTAAAAGGATTTAACGTTGTAGATGCAGACTTTGTCTTTTCTGGTACAGCAACAAGAACAACTGCGCTAGTTGATAGTAACAATGTATCAAGAACTGCGGCACAGTTCCTTGCTAGTGATTCAGACGATGCAACATCTGGTGCATTAACAGTTAGAAATAATAATGGCGTTACAGTAGGTCTTACAGACAACAATGTACTTAAAGTTGAAGCGTCGGGTGTAATAAGTGAAAACCAAGTATCAGGCGAAAACTACACTTTTAGAATGACTACTAGTACTGGTAAAGTAGATGCAATGACTATTGATTCAGCAAATAGCCGAATTGGTGTTTTTAATACAGCACCTGCATATACCTTCGACGTTAACGGAAGTCTACGAGTTAGTGGCGATTTAATTATTGGTGGTGAACAATTAGTAGTTGACGTAGGCAAATTGTTAGTAAGAGATAAAAGTATTGAGCTTGCTAAAGGTGACGATAGTACATTACTAGATGATGCAGGAGTTGACGAAGCAGGTATTATAGTAGCTTCGTCGGGTGGCAATAAATCTTGGTTATGGAGAAACAGCACAAGTGCATGGACTTCAAATCAAAGTATTAATATTGAAACCGGTTCATTAAAGTTTGGCGGAGTAGATATTATTACTGGCTCAAATGCTAGTGGTATTACACAGTTGGGTGCGCTAACATCAGCTTCTATTGGTAATATTTCGTTTACTGGTGGAATTGGAATGTCAACAGGAGCAGTAGACGGTGATGGCAATGGATTAAACATTACTGCGGCCGGCAATATTAACCTTGTAACTGCAAGACAGATTAAAAACGTAACAGATCCAACAGCAAATCAAGACGTTGCAACTAAAGCATATGTTGATGCTAGTATTAATATAGAAGCACTTTCTATTGCATTAGATGTTACTGGAATAGGATCTCCTGGGACTACACAACAACATACAAATATTGGAACTATTCTTGAAGATGTTGCTCCAGCAGGAACAAAACAGAATGGATCAGAAGCTAGAGTGCATTGTACAACAACTACAGGCGCTACAGCTACACTAACGGGATCTGCATTGGACACAGCGTTTAACGAAAGTAATGTACTTGTTCAACAAAAAGACAGTGGCGGCAACGATGACGGATCAGTAAGTGTTATACAAAGTGCTACATTTAACAATGCAACTGGTAACATTACATCGACTGTAACAAGGTCGTTAAAACTATTTAGAGTAGTAACAGGATCATGGGCATATGTACAAGACATATCTCAGGGCACTCTGATATAAATACATATAACACAATTAGGGGTTTAAAAGAATGGCATACGTAATAAATTTAACAAATGGTACACAGTTAGCTACTGTTGAAGACGGAACCATTGACCAGAGTACTTCATTAAAGCTAGTAGGTAAAAACTACGCTGGTTACGGTGAAATCCAAAACGAAAACTTTGTTCATTTGCTAGAGAATTTTTCCAGTGCAAATCAACCAGCAGGTCCGTTATCTGGTCAAATTTGGTTTGATAGTTCATTAAGAAAACTAAAGTTTTATGATGGAACTAAGTTTAGAACAACAGGCGGAGCAGAAATTGCATCAGCGCAACCGGTAGGATTAACTACAGGTGATTTTTGGTGGGATACTGATAATAACCAATTGTATGCACAAAATGCTGATGGTGGATTTGTCCTAATTGGTCCACAGAGTATTGGCGATACAGTTAGTGCAATGGTTACTGCTCAAGTACGTGACAATACACAGGTTAATAGAACCATTATTAAAAGCACAGTAGATGACGGAGTACAATTTATTGTTAGTGCTTCAGAATTTACAATTGATACTACTGACCCTACAAATACCATTACGGGATTCGACAAAATACGCCAGGGTGTAACACTAAGAAATACAACATCAGCCGCAGGAGGCGTAACTACAAGTACTCATAGATTCCACGGTACAGCAACAAATGCTGAAAAACTAGGCGGAGTTGCGGCATCAGACTATGCATTAGCCGGAGCGGCAAACTTTAGTAGTGTAGTTAGATTTGCAGATACTGGATTAACAGCTGGCGCGGCAAATGACTTGCATATTTTTATTGACCCTGCTGGATCTGGTACTGAAGCAATTATTGAAAACACAACTGGTCAAAAAATTAGATTTAAAGTTAAATCATCAGGTGGTGTTACAACCGAACCAATGCATATAAATGCAGATGGATTAAAACCGACTGCAACAGCAACATATGATATAGGTACAAGCGCATACAAATGGCGCAACATATATGCTACTGCATTTAACGGATTAGCAACTCAAGCGATTGCACTACAAGTTGGCGCAAACTATAGAACTGGTGATGTGAATTCAACAAACAATACAGTAGCAGTGCGTGATGCAAGTGGAAATCTTGCCGCAAACGTATTTAACGGTGCGTCAACAAGCGCACGTTATGCTGACCTTGCAGAAAAATATACAACAGCAGAAGAACTACCAGCAGGAACGGCAGTAGCAGTACGTTTTGACGATGTTGCAGAAGTAGGACCAGCAAGTGCGTCAAGCATGGCGATTGGTGTTGTTTCAACTGATCCTGCTTATATGATGAACAGCGAAGCAGATGGACAGTACATTGGAATTAAAGGACGTCTTCCGGTAAGAGTTAAAGGACCTGTAAATAAAGGCCAGGCAATTTATGCATGGGAAGACGGTGTTTGCTCAACTATAGCAACAACCGCACTAATTGGTATGGCACTAGAGTCAAATACAGATGACTCAGAAAAGTTAGTAGAGTGCGTACTTAAAGTATAAGTATTAGAGAGTACTAAAAAGGAACAATTATGGCAGTAGGCGACACAATCACCGCGGCGCGGTATAACGCAATTCAAGCAAGACTATCAGCAATAATCGGCGTAGGTGCCGGGGACGAAGGCTACGGCCAAGCAAGGGCAAGTAGCACAGTAGCAGTTGGTGCAACTGTAACAGCACAGCACATAACAAACTTGTTTACTGATATGACAAAACTTCGATTGCATCAAACAGGTGCAGTACCGAGTGAAATTGTTGCTCCTACAGCAGGAGATGCTATTGAAGATAGTAATAGCGTTTCGAAAAAAGGTTATTACCAATATGAAGGATTAAGTATTACATGTCAAAGTGCAAGATTATCTGCGGCCGCAAGTCAGCTAGGCTTACAGTCTGGTACAAGTAGCACAAGAACTGCTAGTTGGTCAACCGATATTAATCATATTTTTACAGTTTCCTTTGGTGGCTATTCAGTTACTAACGGTGACGGCACAACAACTACCGTGAGTGCCGCAGAACATATGCGTGTGTTCTTTAACGCCGGCGGAACAATCAACCTTAGTGGTACAATTGGTTCTGGAAACACTACAATTAACAATGACTGGCGTAACTTAATGACATCAGTTGGTACAGTACAGTTTGGAAGAGCAACTACAAGTAACGGTTCGGTGGGAACCAACTACGGTTATTCAAACTTGCCCGCTAGTTACACAACTGTTTTTAACAAAACAGCAAGTGCATACAGTGCAAACGATTATTTAATTGAAGCACTTAAAGGTACAAGTAGTTTGACATTTAAAGTTACGTTTAACGAAGATAAAGGTGCAAATCCAAACTTCGACGAAGCTGTTACAGCTACTACTACTAGCACAGCACAAATGAATAGACCTAATAACTCAAACAGCGTTAACATCACAGCGCCAACTTTCGCTACATCCGATAACCTTTAAGGTTAAATAGTTATACACTATAAACTAGGAGTATAACTATGGACGAGGCACTAGGAAAAGCGTTAGAGTTCTCTAATTTTGCAGTAACACTTAACACACAAAGACGTATACTTCATGAAAAGTACACTTCGCAATTAATTGTGTATAGCAATGGCGGAAGATTTACTGTAACAAAAGAATTAATAAACTTCTGTCATTTACTAAACTCCAAAGACATCCAACAAACTGTATTAATTGACGACAATCATACTCCGTTTGAAATTTTAAATGTCCAAGAGTTTTTAGATTTAGCATTACAGTGTTATGCAAAAGCATCTAACACATATCTAACAGCATACAAGTCGTTAATTAAAAATAGAAGTAGCGTTGAAGGCTTTGTTAATGACTAATGGCGTATTGTGTTTTGCAAATAATAATGGCATAATTGATTATATAAAGCAAGCAACATTCCTTGCTAACAGAGTCAGACTACATTTAGACTTGCCTACTACTCTAGTTACTTCTAGCCATAAAAGTATTCCAGATAACCATCCGTTTGATAATGTAATTATAGTAGCAGATGATTCAAGTAATTCTAAACGATACAGTGACGGTTCACTGACCCATAAAAAATTATATTTTAAGAATTCTGGTAGAGCTAATAGCTACGACCTAACCCCGTATGACCAAACACTTGTTCTTGACACCGACTATGTAATATGTAATGATGATTTTAAACATGCATTTGATACAGAACATTTTCAAATATACAAAGATGGAGTTGATTTATCTAGTTGGCGTTACCATAGTGAATTTGATTATATCAACGACACTGGCATACCGTTCTATTGGGCAACGTGCTTTTGTTTTAAAAAAAATGACGAAACACAAATGTTTTTTAAATTGCTCCAGCATATTGTAGAGTATTGGAATCATTATAAGAACGTATATGATTTAGGTGCTCGCAACTTTAGGAACGATCATGCATTTAGTATTGCTATTCACATGATGAACGGTTTTGAAGATAGTAATTGGGCTAAAATATTACCAGGTAAGATGTTCTATACATTAGACAAAGACATACTACGGTCAATTAATGATAATAAACTATCATTTTTATTAGAGAAACAGCATTATGTTGGTGAATATACACTAGCATCAACTAAAGATATAAATGTACATGTAATGAATAAATTTAGCTTGGGACGAATTATAAATGTCTAAAGGATATATAATGACAGCAATAGGCGACAACTATGTTCAGCAAGCATATTTGTGTGCCAAGAGTATTAAAGCTACTCAAACAATTAATAACGTGTCGTTGGTAACTAGTGATACTGTTCCTAATGAATATAAGAGTGTGTTTGATAACATTATTCAAGTTCCGTGGCATGATGACGCTTCTTCGTTTTACTTAACAGAACATAGATGGAAAATGTTCCATCTATCTCCATACGATGAAACAGTAGTACTTGATACTGATATGATATTCCTTACAGACGTAAGTCATTGGTGGAAAGAATTAGCTCTGCATGATATAGCGTTCCCTACTAACTCACGCACATATAGAAATACTATAGTAACTAGTGATTATTACAGAAAAACATTTACAGCAAATCAGTTACCCAATGTATATTGTGCATTTCATTATTTTAAAAAGAACGATATTGCTTTAGCTTATTATAGAATATTAGAAAACGTGTGTATTAATTATGAAGATTATTATAAAAAATATGTTACTAAAAAATCACCACCTGTAAGTAGTATGGATGTGAACCATGCAATAGCAGTATGCCTTAGTAACATAGAAAACTACGAACATACTCTATGCAACTTTGTTCATATGAAAAGTGCAGTACAGGGCTGGCAGAATGGAAGCCTTAATTGGATGGACACTATTCCGTTTTATTTTACAGCCAAACACGAACTAAAGATTGGCAATTTTTTACAACATGGAGTTTTCCATTACACAGAACACGAGTTTTGTAAAAAAGTAATGGAGAAATATTAATGGATTATGTAACTATACACACTCCGCAATATGTGTGCTTTACACAAGACACTGGTGAGATATTTAGTATTGGCCCTAGCATTGAAGAAGGGTATCAGTATATGGAAGTTACTGAAGAACAAATTGCCCCAATAAAATCATTAAAAGAAAAAATGACTGATTATGCAGTAATGTACAATATGACAGAGAAGCAGTTTTTGCTTAAAAAAATAGTCATTGGTGAAAATAGTTTATCCTTTAAGCAAGTGGACAAATATAAAAATCAATCATATGATGTTATATTAATGATTGACAAGGCTAATAAAATCTGTTATACTAGTACAAACATCAAACTAACAGACGCAATGAAAGCACATAATGTAGATTTAGAAAAGGAAGTAATGTTTAGTATTACTAACAAAGACGACCCGCATTTTCTATACAGCATTATGACTTTTACTGTAGGTGACGACACACCGCAACCGTTTTGTATTAACGATGAGTATAGTGTGTACACTACAAATGAAATGACAACATGTGTGTATAAGGAAGTATAATGAAATTAAGAATTGCAGAACAAGACATTATCTATCTAAGTTATGACGAGCCTAATGCAGAAGAAAATTATGCAGATTTGCTAACTAAGGCTCCTTGGGCAAAACGTATACACGGTGTTAAAGGTAGTGATGCCGCACACAAAGCATGTGCAGAACTAAGTGAGACAGATAGATTTATTACAGTAGACGGTGATAATAAAATTCGTTCTGACTTTATTAATCAAGTTCTAGACTTTGACGAACACGCCGACTTAGAAAACACTGTAATTAGTTGGTGCGGTCAAAACAAAGTTAATGGATTAATGTACGGCAACGGCGGATTAAAATGTTGGCCCAAAGAGTATGTTCTAAACATGCGCACACACGAGAACGCTGAACCAGATAATGTACATGCACAAGTTGACTTTTGTTGGGACATGCAATATATTCAACAGAACAGTTGCTTTAGTGATGTATATAATAATGCAACACCACAACAAGCATGGCGGGCAGGTTTTAGAGAAGGTGTTAAACTTGCACTTGATAGAGGAGCCAAGCCAACTAAAGAAGACTTTTTAAACGGCCACGAAAAGAACCTTAACATGCTTTACATTTGGTTAATGGTTGGTGCAGACGCAGAAAATGGTGACTGGGCAATTTACGGTGCCCGAGAAGGTTTGCAGATGACAATGTGTACTGATTGGGATTATGTACAAGTGCGTGACTTTGAATACTTAGATCAACTATGGGGCGGCAGAGATGACTTGCCTGGCGATATATTACACAGTGAAATATTTAATCTTGGATCAGAACTAATCAGTTCACTAGATATTCCAATAGCAGTACAACCTTTTAATTCAGAACAAAGTGAATTTTTTAGAACAGTAAATCAAAATTTTGGTAGGGCTATATCAAACAACATACTTGATAAGGAAAGTAAATGAAAATAGAGCTACATGAAGTAAAAGAAAAGCTCGATAATGTCGGCTGTGGGTTTTGCCTAGCTAAGTGGACACAAGTAACAATTCACTTAGGCGCTGGACTTACACACAGTTGTCATCATGTTAAAGCACACCCAATTGATCTAAACGAGCTTGCAGAAAATCCAGGTGCATTGCATAATACCGGATTTAAAAAGAATGTAAGAAAACAGATGCTTAACAATGAGCGTCCAAACGAATGTGATTATTGCTGGCGTATTGAAGATAATACAGACGAATATAGTGATAGGGTTTTTAAAAGTAACGATCCGTACAGTTGGCCTGATTTTGATACTATATCTAAAATGACTGGTGATGAAAATTTTTATCCACGTTATGTTGAAGTTAGTTTTAGTAATGTCTGTAATTTTAAGTGTGGTTATTGTGGTCCTGCATTTAGTAGTAAATGGACTGACGAAATTAAAGAACATGGTCCTTACACGTTCAAAGATGTTAATTGGAGATATAATCAACTAGACGAATATCAAAAACAAATACCACAACGAGAAGCTAATCCATATATTGACGCATTTTGGAAATGGTTTCCAGAAGCAGTAACACATATGCATACGTTTCGTATTACAGGTGGCGAACCTTTGATGAGCAAACATACTAATAGAGTGATAGAATACTTAATTCAAAACCCTCAGCCTAATTTAGAATTTGCAATAAACACAAATGCATGTCCTCCAAAAGAAACACAATGGAAAGATTTTGTAGATAAAATTAAAATTTTAGAAGATAATAACTGTATTAAAAGATTTGTATTGTTTGTAAGTGCCGAAGGCAAAGGAGCTCAACAAGAATATAATAGATATGGTATGGATTGGACAATGTTTACAGATAATGTTAAGTATTATTTAAAACAAACAACAGGCAGATGTGTGTTTATGAGTGCATTTAACGTGTTAAGTATTCCTACATTTTTACCTTTTCTTAAATATGTTGCTAGACTTAAAGGCGGATATGAAAATGAGATTGTAGTAGATATACCTTATGTAAGAAATCCGGGATTCTTAGATGCTAAAATTGCTTCAGATGAATTAATTAAAGAATACCTACATCCGTGTATTCCTTACATGGAAGAAAAAAACTTTAATAATAGAGAAAAAGCTCAAATGAAGCGTATTGTAAAAGACTTAGATCTAAGACATGCTAATTCAGATAATTGGAAACAAGAGGCTATCGAAGGTCGAAGAATGTTTTATGAATGGATACAACAATACGATAAACGACGAGATCTTAATTTTTTAGAAGTATTCCCTCAAATGGAAGATTTTTACGAGGAATGCAAAAAGTGTATGATATAGTCTTTATAAGTTACTTTGAGCCAAATGCGGAACAAAATTTTGACGATTTGTACAATAGATTTAATACTGTTGGAGTATTTGGTGACAGAGTAAAGCGTATCACTAATGTCAAAGGTATTCACAATGCGCACATTGCGGCCGCTACACTAGCAACTACTAACTATTTTTATGTAGTAGACGGTGACGCAAAGGTCGCACAGGGCTTCAAATTTGCTCATACAACAGAGGAAGAAGATATAGTACACGTTTGGCACGGTTGTAATCCTATTAACGATTTAAGCTATGGATACGGCGGTGTAAAACTATTACCAACTACACTAACACGCAACATGACCACTACTACTAATGATATGACTACAAGTATTAGTAGTAAGTTTAACGTAATAAACACAGTTAGCAATATTACTGCATTTAATACAGATCCTTTTAGTACATGGCGTAGTGCTTTTAGAGAATGTGTTAAACTTGCAAGTAAAACTATTAAAGGACAAGTAGATGATGAAACAAATGAAAGACTTAGAATTTGGACAACAGTGGGAAAAGACAAACCATTCGGCGAATACTGTATTAAAGGTGCTATTGCCGGCATGGAGTTTGGTTTATCTAATGGCGCTGATCTTAACCTCATAAACAACTTTGATTGGCTACAGGAACAATTTAATGATTAATATTGTAGTTACAAGTAAGCCAGTGGACGGGTTACTATATTACAGTTACGAATACTGTGATATGCTAAACAATGCCGGTTACCCTGCACAAGTTGTTATTATATGTCACAGAAAATATAATCAGCTCGATTATTGGAATTCTATCACAAGCAAATACATTCATTGTAAGCGTGTGTTTATAGATACGTATGTGCCAGCTGACGATGATGTTACGCTTATTATGGGCAGAAGTATGATGACACTAAGCTGGCAAAGTTTTAATGATTATACCCTAGTGCAACAGCTATCCTTACAGAGATTATTTAGCAGTAACGTTATAAGCGTATATTCAGAGAATCATGTTAACGGATATCCTAAAGCAGTTGACTTTTATAAACCAAAACAAATAGTAGACCTGTGTGACACTGACGTATACCCTAATGGCGTAGGCGCACACTTTGAAAAAACTATAAACTTTAGTATATACAAGCCACACACAGATAATATACAATTTAAACATTTGTTCTTAGGCACAAATCCAGAATACTATGCTAGTGTTGAAAGAGTAATTGATGATTATCCTGATCACGGGATCTTGACATATGACGAAAAGTATGCTAATATAAAGAATAACAATATATTTGTACCTGTAGAAAATCTTATGAGTTTGTTCGAAACTTATGTTTACACAAAAGAAACATTTGACCCTGCACCTCGTATATTTCAAGAGTGCAGGTACTATGGTAAAACTGTAATTTATCGCAGAGACAAAACACTACAAGATGGAGGCAGTGTATACTGGAGGCGCGATATTAAAGAACCTAATATACAGCCGATTGTAACTGCTATGGAGGAAATTAATGCCAGCATATGATGGGTGGGACCGCGAATACCAAGAAAACAAACAAGACTACTT